ATGATACAAGCATATATATTCTACGAGGAATTTATAATGTTACAGATATTGACTTTAATTTAAGTCAATTTGGCTTATGGTTAGATAATGATACACTAACATTAACTGTTCACATTAATGACACAATAAAACTGATTGGACGTAAACCTTTAAGCGGAGATGTTATTGAATTGCCAAATCTAAAAGACGAATTTGCATTGAATACTTTTAATGTAGGACTGCCAAGATTTTATGTAGTTGAAGATGTGGGTAGAGCAAGTGAAGGGTTTTCCCGTACTTGGTATCCACACTTGTATAGACTAAAACTTAAAAAGATTATTGACAGTCAACAATACTCAGACATTTTTAAGACTCCTACGGATAAAGATGCAAATTTTGTGGGCGATTTTAATTTGTCAACTACATATAAACCAGGGCAAATTATAAGATATGAAGGTAAATTATATAATGTAATTGCTACAGTTACAGGTCATGAACCACCTGAGACTAGCTATTATTCTTTATACCTTGATGCAACCGTACAAGAAACTGTTAGCACACAAAATAAAGCATTAGAAATTAATGATGCCATAATAGCAGAGGCAGAAGCCAACACTCCTAAGAGTGGTTATGAAACAAGACAATTTTATACTTTAACTTTAGATAAAGATGGTTATCCGGCACTTATTACAGTCGACGACACAACTTCTCCTCCTGATGCAAGTTCAACGAGATTAGATGTAAGTAGAATTATGGAGAGACCACTTAGACAAGGGTATCCAGGATACCTTGTAGGGGATGGAGTACCTGAAAACGGAGTTGATTTTGGATTTGGTACAGACTTTCCTAGGTCTGCCATTGAAGGAGATTATTTTTTAAGAACAGATTATAAACCTAATCGTTTATTTAGATATTCTGGTAAAAGATGGGTAAAACGCGAAGATAACATACGTCACACTTTAACTAATACTGATACAAGAAGTACTTTAAAAACCAGCTTTATTAATAATTCAACTGTTACTGAAATAGACGGGGAAATGACAGATGAACGTCAAGCAATTAGCAAAGTATTTAGACCCAGGGCGGATTTATAATGCAGTTTTTTTATGATGGACAAATTAGGAGATATGTAACACAGATAATTAGAATGCTGAGTAATTTTATGGTCAGGTATGGTGACGGGTCATTAGTTAGAGTTCCGGTTATGTATGGAGATGTCGAACGACAAGTTGCTCATATTACAAACCAAAATAGTGAAAATACTATCCCAAGTGTTCCTAGAATCGCTGTCTATATTACTGAATATGAATTAAATCGTTCTAGAATACAAGAACCAAATTTTGTCAATAAAATTACAGTTCGTGAACGTGAAATCGCTAGCGATAGTAGTAACCAACAATATTATACTAGTACTCCAGGAAAGAAGGTGACCATAGAAAGATTAATGCCAACTCCATTTGATCTTACTGTTAAAGTAGATATATGGTCTTCAAACACAGAACAAAAGTTGCAAATACTGGAACAAATTTTAGTTTTGTTTAATCCAAGCTTAGAAATTCAAACTAATGATAATTATATTGACTGGACAAGTTTATCTGTAGTGGAACTAGAGGATGTAAATTTTAGTTCTAGATCCGTTCCTGTTGGAACAAATAGCTCAATAGATATAGCAAGTATTACTTTAAAAACTCCTACATGGTTGAGTCCTCCTGTAAAGGTTAAAAAATTAGGTGTAGTTTTAAATATTGTAAATAATCTTTATACAGGTACAATGATAGATATTGAAGACAATTTTTTAGATTTCAGAGCAGTAAACGATGGTGTAAAAGTTCCAGACCCTAATTTTTACAACCATACCACTGTTACATCAGTTGGCAATTTTCAAATTATAGTTACATCCACAGGTATAAGAATGTTTACTACTGTCAAAGGTGAATCTAATCATTTACCTTGGGATTTATTGTTTGAACGAATTCCTGGAGAATTTAAGACAGGATTAAGTAAAATATTTTTAATACAAAAGGATGGAAGTACAGTTGTAGGTACGTTAGCTATAAATCCTTTAGACCCTACATTATTGACTGTTATTTGGGATACAGACACTTTTCATAGTAACAATTACATAGACGATGATGGAAATATTGAAGGAATTGACATTGATTATGACAGTACTACGGGAAGAGGAACTTTTGATGCCATAGTTAATCCATTGACCTTTAATCCAAAGCGTCCTAAGAATGAAGGTGTAGATCAGTCAATTACTATAGGATTAAGATATTTGTTGGTAGAAAATTTAGGCGGTGGGGTACGAGAAACTTTTATTACCTTGAGATCTTCTAGAACGATTAATACAGGGGAAGAATTTGAACTTGTTAATTCTTCTACACTTTTAGTAAACGGCATAGAAACTGTTCATACTCTAAATAGTGTGGCAGGTAAATGCCATATAAAAACTACTTCTACTATTCCTAAAGGTAGCACAGTAACCTATATACTTAATTATAATGAAGATGGTCCAGATGCTTGGAAAAGTAGCTCTGGACAAGATACAATTGCATTTGCTAACGACATTATAACTTGGACAGGATATCAATGGAATTTAATATTTAATGCTCAGATTAGAACAGATTCCATAATTTATCAAACTAACTATTATACAGGTACTCAATATAAATGGAATGGCATTGCTTGGACTAAAAGTTTTGAAGGCGAATATGATAAAGGGCAATGGAGAATTGAGCTTTAATACTATAATATGCTCAGGTGCAATAGTCTGTGCTAGAGCTACGAAAAGAGTTCTTCTATTACAAAAATCAAACGGAAAGCATAATGGAACTTGGGGATTAGTAGGTGGAACAAATTTACAAGGAGAAACTGCATGGCAAGGACTTCAAAGAGAAATAGAAGAAGAGTTATCTTTTGTACCCACTATTGCTAAGATTATTCCTCTAGAAAAATTTGTAAGTAATGATAGTTTATTCAATTTTAGCACTTATTTTTGTATTGTAGAAAATGAATTTTTACCTGTACTAAGTAATGAGCATCTTGGTTGGGGTTGGTTTGATCTAAACTATTTTCCTAAACCAACACATAAAGCTTTAGACTTATGTTTAAAAAATAAAATTATTCAAAGTAAAATTACAAATATAATAGATTTATTAGAAATAATGTAGAGGCAAAAATGTTTAAATTAGAACGAAGCAAAGAATTTGAAGAAGAATATCAATCTTTTAAGGATAAAATTATTAGCATTGATAATGTTCAGGCTAAGGAAGAGTTATTTGCACTTCTTAATGCCTTATTAAATGAAGTTAAAAAAATTGATATTCAACATAATGAGGTAATCATAAGTCATAGAATATCCAGTGCTACAGTGGAAACTAGGAATAATATTATAAAAATACGTCAAAGAATTAATGAAAAGATTGAAGAGTCGAAAAATCTTATCTAAAATTAGGTGCTTGTAATCATTGTGATAGTGTTATTCTTTTACCTTAGGTAATTAGTCCGATTCTGTTGTTTATAAAATAAGATAATATATTATTGAAAAAACCTAATGTCCTAGTCCAGGTATTATTAGTTCAGTGCTAGATTCTTTGGATCCTATACATCCTGTAGGAAAAGTATTAAAACTTAAACTAATTCTATTCTTATCATGTTCAACTATATCAACTTCATGATATAAATTTGAAGGAAAAATTATTAATTCTTTACTTTTTACTGGAATCCACCAGGTCATTGAATTGTAAATGTTATATTCTGTAGGAGTAATTTGTATATCACGTATACCAGAATAATTGTGAAAATGTATTTTATCTACCTCTTCTATAGCATTTACATAAAAAACTCCGCTATAAAAACTATTCCAATGTTTATGTTTTTGATGAGCCTGACCTTTAGCAGTAATATTAATCCACGATTGAGTAATTGTAAGATTTACTTCTAGATCAGGTTTGTGGATTTCATTAAAAAACTTGTCTACACATTTTTGTAACCAAAGTTTCAAATTATGCAACGGTGGATGTTTCAAAATGTATGTATCTTCACTAGAAAAATTTACAAGATTTTTCCTATAATTTATTTTATTCTGAATAAAATCTAATTCATAACTTGCTAGATCTCTGTCTAAGTTAAATCTTCCAAGAGGTATAGGGAAAAGATTGTAAAGTTCCATACGTATATTTACGCTTGAGCTTCACCCCATCTTAAATTTATACTAGCATTATAGCCTGTGCCTCCAGATACATAGGCATTTATGGCAAGAACATCTGGACCATTGGGAAATGTTCCTCTACCTCCGATGGGTGTATTAGTGAGTTCGTTTAATTTGCTTAGATCAAGTGCACTAGTTCCTCCTGGAGCAGCTATTAAAGAAAAAATTGTTTGTCCTGGCAACGCAGCAGCAGCAGAACTAAACGTAATACTTGTATTTATGGGAATATTTAATGTAAACGCATAATTGATAATAATTCTAGTTGTTCCAGTCAACGGGAAATTATCAGTTTTTTGTTGAACTAAACTTCCTCCAGCAATTCCTGCACCTGAAACAGACTGTCCAACTGCCACTGAAGCAACACTAGTTGTTGAAAAGAAAAGATCGATATTGCCTCGATTTCTATTTATGTAAGTAGTAGGAGCTGTAATAGTATTTGTTCCTGTTGTCCATACTACACTGCCACCAGTAGCAGCCTGAGCAAAACTAGGTTGTCCTCCTAAAGCACTACTGTTTAAGCTTCTCCATGTAATATTGTTTGGGTCTGTTGGATAATTTTGAGGATTTAATACTCCTTCAAGTATCATAGATCCTGTAGATGTTGGTGTACCACCAGTAATTTCAATACCTTGTAATAATAACTGCGCCCTATTAATTAATTCTCTTTCACCTAAATCACCAATAACACTATTACTAACACTAGGTGCTAATCTTATTAGAAACACTGTTTGTTTGAAACCAGTCAGCGCAAATTCAGCTGCTTGATAATTAAAAATAAATCCTCTATCTTGATCAAAATTACCATCTATTAGATATGCACTACCCCAATGACTAATAATAGGATTTGCTGTACAGGTTGTCAATACTACTCCTGTTTTGGCAGTATGACTAGCCTTGGCACCTGCTGTGTAGGTTCTTGTACTACCACTGGCAAAATTTGTATAAATAGCTGATCTTGTTATATTATTTAAAACATTTCCTGTTTTAGATCCATAATTAATTAATTCATTGTCAATATATACAGTTCCTGAATTAGGAAATTGGCTAGCATCATTTAAGGTTATTGATGTTGATAATAAATCCATGTTAGCAGCCAGTCTACCATTAATTCCTTCGTTTAAAACTTCATATCTTACAGGTAAATTTCCTGTGCGCATGTATGCTTCGTTATTAAGATTATTGCCTTTTAGTCTGTGACAGAAAATATAATCACCTGTGGGACCTCTTAACATCCAATCGATAAATCCCGCTCCATACCAACTAAATTGTATACCAATCATCTGCATTTTGGTAATATCAATATTGTATCCACTAGGGCCATTTCCGTCACAAGTATCAATGTTCCATTGGCTTTGAGGAATTATAATATCAATTATTTTTGCTATCTTTGCACCTGTTACATTGGATACACCCCTATAATCAGGATTCAATGTCATTTGAGTATCACTGTCTATATGTGTGACAATATGAGTCATACCTCGTAGTATAATACGGTCTCCTGCTGAAAGTTGATCTCTAAATCTAGAATTAAATCCTGTAATTAAATTACTATTTGTATTCGCTGATACAGTTCCACTAAGTTGGAATGTACTACTCCTTCTACCTACTGCCATTTCTCTACCATTGTACTGCCAAAAGATACCATTTTGATCGTCAAAAACTCCTGATCTTACCACTGCTCCTGACCAATACTTTAAACTGGCAAAACACGGGCTGCCTATACTGCCTGTTGTTGATCCTAAGGGTAAATCTGCTTCCACAGTAAAGACACGTTCATCTATTATACCAGTTACAATATATTCTCCATTGTATCCAATCGTTTCAATTCCTTCCAGGATGACTGAAGCTCCTGCCTGCATTCCATGATCCACATCGTCTGTTACAATAGTGATTGTTGATCCTGCTGTTGTTCCGCTAGCTGTGGCACTACGAATATCAAAACTAGGAGCAAAAAGTGCTCCTGTATTATACATCGCTCCTTTTCCTGATTGATACCTAATATATTTTTTACTTTGACGTATTGCCTGTGCTCCATGTTGAGGACCGCCTGAGCTTAATTGAACTCCGCCATCAAAAGGTCTATGAGTAAAAAAAGCGTCTGGTCTAGCATAGATAGCTCCTGACAAACCAGTAGCAATACTGCCTGAAGATCTAGCAATATATAATATTGTATTTGAACTTGGCATACCTGTAACTGCAAAGGGACCTGCTGCTAAAGTATGATTAGATCCATTGCTTGATATGCTTACTAAAATATTAGCCCCGGGAACTAGTCCATGATTATTAGGAAAAGTTGCTTGGAGAGTAGCAATTGCACTAAAAGATACCGAACTTGCTACTGGCATTGAATTTGAAGTAGCATTAGTTATAGATAAAGCACTATAAACAGCAATGGTATCTCCTCTTACTGCCGTTCCAGAAGTTACAGTAAGTCCGTAGACTCCTCCTTGACCATAACTTCCTCCTGGTAAAAAATTTGTAGTAGAGTCAACATACAAGATTAAGTCATTTGCCGTAGTAGTTCCTCCCACATCTGTGCCTAGTATTTTAAACCTATTTCCTACATTAAATCCTTGCCCAGGCGCATAAGGAATAGCTGAATATGTTCCTGCATTTCTAGTAACTGTTAATAACAAATTAGTTCCTTGTGCTGCAGCGTTTGAACTAGCTAAATTCTGATAAATTTCTTCTGTCAATGTGGTATGGGCGCCTTTTGAAATACTTACATCTGTGACTGCTCCGTTGTTCACACTCACTACATTAAGGTAAAGATTATCATCTAAGGTTCCTCCTAAACTTGTACCTGCCACAAGTAAGGTGTCTCCTTGTTGATATCCTATTCCAGCAGCTTGAATAGCAGGCAAAGTACTTGAGCCTGTAACTCCAACACTGGCTAGATTGCTATAGGTAGCTGAGGTTATTGCTTGATTATAAGGGCTAACTGTAACGGCTGTAACCACTCCTGCTGCCACAGTGTTTACAATAATTCTACAATCATTTGTTCCATTGACACCTCCTAGCAGACTTCCTAAAACTTTTACAGTGTCATTTGCCGTATATCCGGATCCGCCTGCGGTAATAGCATTGATAGTATAAGTAGATCCATTACTTGTTATAGTAAATCTAGCACCTGTTCCTGTAGGTACATTTGTAGCACCTAAATTATATGCGCCTCCTGCGCCTATTTGAATATTAAATCTTGCTCCTGTGCCAATTCCTATAACTGATGTAGGAGTAACAAAATAAGATTCTTGATCCCCTCTTAAATTAGCGCCAATAGGATCACTTAAAACTGCTTGTTCACCGTTAAGAATAGTTATTGGATTTTGAGTACCTGAATTATTTATTACCATATTGGCATTTAGTCCAGCTAGATCTGCGAAATAAATTGTGGATTCTGTTGAAATAGTAGAACTTTTTAATCTAAAATCTCCTACTTTTCCTCCATCTCCAAAAATACCTGCTACTTGAGATCCGTTGGGTATACTAGGATGGCTTAATGGAGCACCTAAACTAGGCACTGTTCCTGTAAAGTTTATAATGGCTGAATTGCTAGGTACTATAAATTGTGTGCTAAATGTACCAGCAGAACCATTGGATGCTACACTTATTATCGGTGTGGAAACCTCCGCTCCTGTATAAAAAGCAGCTTTTCTTAATTGTACACTGGCACTGCCTATTATTTCACCATCACCTACTCCTACTTTGGCTTTAGCATAAAAAGTAAAAGTGTCACTAGCAGACACTGTGTTTACTAAAAAAGTTCCTTCTGCTCTATTAAATCCGTTTACACTAGAATTAAGTGCTCTTATAGTAAAAGGATCTCCTATTACAAGTCCGTGAGCACTAACTGTTTTCACAGTTATTAAACTGGCTCCTACACCATTGGTTCCGCTGCTGGCATTTGTGGTTATACCATTATTAGCTACTAATATGTCTGTGCCTAATACCTCATATGTCGTTGGATATCCTCTAGCACCAGCGATAGCCTGCCATTTTGTAGGTTGAAGACCATATTCAAAGTCAGCATCAATCATAGCCTGAGGTTGAGCAACACGTAGTCTTTCAATTGCGTCTGTGCCAAAATCATAAGGTCTTACTTTTACTTCCTGGCTTTCTACAAAGATCTGAAGATTATCTGTAGAACTCATAGAATTAGTAGAATAATTTAGGTATAGAGTTGTAACACCATTATTAATACTTGTAGCATTAGGGAAATTTATGGTATTATCTGCTATAAAGTCAGTTGTACCACCTAGAACTGAATCACTGAAATTATAAATTATGATATTATCAGTAGTATTGGTAATTAGTAAAATCTCATTAGATAAGAGTTTTCCTAGAAGTTCTATTCTTCCAGGCCCACCAGAAATACTGGGCAATGATCCTAGACCGTTCTGTATTACAGTTCTAACTATTGTAGCTACATTTGTAATAAGGTCATCTGCATCTGATTCAGAAATTTTCGAAAGATTTCTAAATTGGTCAACCGCTGATTGATAAGGTGTAGATAAAATATTTTTTAAAATAAAATTATTAATTAAATTTTCTGCAAATTCATATCCTTTAATTTCAGGAACTCTTGTTCCATCTATAGTAGGCACATTTTTATTCCAATACTTTGCTGCTACTTTTCTAGTAGCAAAGTTTCCACCATATTTTAAATCAAAAATCCAAGCATCGATCACATAACCACTATCCCTTAAGCATAAGTCAGTATCATAGATATAACCCACAAAATAAGGATCGGCAGCTGCCACTCTATTATCAATATATCCTATAATTTCTCGCTGAATAAATTCTTTATTTGCTTCTAAAAGTGTCAATGCATTAGGATAAAGATATGTTTTATACCCTGGCCCTGGAGTGAAAAAATAATTCTTAACTAGTTTCTTTCCCATAAAATTCCTTATAAACCAAACACTATTGAAAAGGCCACGCTTTGACTATCTACATATTTTTTATTTGTTAGTTGAGAGTCGGCAATCACAGCCGTAGCTGAATATGCCTCACCTTCGATATTTAAATCGCCACCTAGATACAGATCACCAGCTATACCAGTACCCCCGGTTACAGTTAACGCACCAGTAATTGAACTAGTGCTTACAGTATTATTATTTACTCTTAAGGGAACTGTAAATATACCAGTGTTATTTTGACTTGCTGATATTTGAATTTCATTATTGACTATTTGCAAACTAATATTATTACCAGGTCTAAATGTTACTTCAGCCTTGGTTAAACTCGACTCTGTGAGACTGAGTTTAACTTTTCCACCTGTGACTAAGCTAGGAGTTAATGCTAAATTACTTAAACTGCTGTTTACGGTTATAATATTATTGGCCAGACTAAGATTAATATTTGAGCCAGCTTCTAATCCAACATCATACTGTATTCCATTTGAAGACATTCGTAATGTTTTTCTATTTAGACTTGTATCAACAGTGGTCAAACTAGCAGTACCTGTAAGATCAGTGTTGTTAGTCCAATTAGTACCATTATATTTTAAAACTTGTCCATTTATTGGACTTGTTATAGCTACATCAGTTAGACTATCTAAGTCAGTGGCTGTTCCACCACCACCTCCTCCTGTAGAAGCAAAAGTAATAGTGTCTGTATCATTATTTGTAGTAATAGTAATTCCAGATCCTGCTGCAAAGGTAAGTGTATCATTAGGTATTTCTGCTACAACATTAAATTGTCCAACCACACTGATTGTTTGAAAGGTATTTTGACTTACTGTAGGAGGAGTAGCTGATTTTATATCCCAAGTATACCCAGTCCATGTCCATGTTGTTTCTCCTACTATTAATTCTTGGTTGAGTACAGGTGCATTAGGAAAATTTATGGCCATTTGAATTCCTTAATGTTAGTATTTATTGACAATTTATTAATTATATAAGGTGTTTACGAATATTACAGTAGTACTTTTGATTCTCTCAGCTTCGTTGCCGTTATCTTTTAACTTGCTGAACTAGTCATTCTACCCCGCAATGAACTATTAAATGGAGTAAACAAAACTCTATTACTTCCACCTAGCAAATGTCTACCATTGGTATAATCTTCAGACCCTGTAATAGTTAATGCTGAAAGAGCATTTGATGTTAGAAATGTCTTTACTTGCGTGCCAGTCAGTGTAGGTCTTGCTTGCAGTAAGCAGGCAATTACACCTGTTACCTGAGGGGTCGCTTGACTTGTTCCGCTTATTTTATTTAAATAGTAACTTGAATTTCTAGCATCTGCTACCGCTGCTGTTACATAACTTTTATTAGCATAAGCACCCATAATCATGCTACCTGGAGCATATAAATCTACTCGAGGACCTGTTTCACTATAAATTCCTTTTTGCTCTGTCAGTGTATTATCAATAGCACCCACTGTGATCATACCATCTGCCGCTGTGGGGGTCATACCTCTGTGATAATATGTATTGCCGCCAATACTGTTTCTATAATAGTTGTTATAGTCTAGACCACCTGAAATATCGGATTTGTGTTTGTAGTTGCCGGCTGCACCCACTAGTATAACACCAGCTGCTGCACAACTTGCTGCACTGATATCTATATAGTTAATCCTTGTTGGGTGTGTTGGATTGACCTGCCCGTATGTTGTGCTAGGTGTAGTATTACTATACTGTGTTCCTCTATAGTTAGTAAATTGCATACCATCGTAGCTGGCTATATATCCCCAACTATTACTGCAAACTGTTGGTCTGGTATTACCAGCAGCAACTTTGGCTAAATGAAAGGCTTTGACTAAGTCAAATGCTAAGTCTGAATTTATTGCACCCAGCGAACTTCCTGTTGTAATATTTGTTCCGCTGTAGATTCTTATGCTGTACACGGCTGCACCGCTGGCCCAGCCACATGTATTACCAGCTGCTATACTGGCACAGTTTGTCCCGTGGCCATCACTATCTCCCAAGTAGCCTCCGATACTTGCACTACTGGCTGTTCCCGTAACGCCCAAACTGGCCCAATTAAAATCTACCACTCGTGAACCACCGCTACCGTCTGCATTAACAGCGAACTCTGGATGATTAGCTTCTATGCCGCTGTCAACTATAACAATGTCTACACTTGTTCCATCTAAATTATAATTAAAATCTCCTGTAACTGCTGTGCTGGCACTAAAAGGGTTTGAATTAGTGCTGCATCTTAGTAGTCCCCAATTTTTCATCGAAGCTGTTGTAGTATTGCCTTTATCATAGAGTGCTGTCTTAACTTCAGGTAGCACCTTAATAACACCTGGTTGTAGATCTGCCTGTAGTTCTACACTAGCCAATCTAGGATCTTGGCTTAACCGAGCTGCTTCTGTTGCCGTTAAATAAAAGTGAGCACAATATTCATTAAATGGTCTTTCGTTAGCTACCTGTATTGATCTAGTAGGTATATAGTTGTCGCCTAGGCCACTATTGGTCATTGTATTCCATATTTCGTCCCAGACCTTAGGGTCAGATACAGTGATAATATATTCTTGCATAATTTTTTCTCTAATTAATTAGTATTAGTTTTGAATAGGAGGTAGCGTTGTCGTTTGTATCTGCATGATTGGTTCTGTTTTCAGATTCATAAT